GGGGTCACTACAGACGGCATACGTTGCAGAATAACAGGTGTATTAAATGATATAGAATTACCTAATACTTACTATCAGAGACTTGGTGCAAAAATAAAATTAAAGTCACTTGGTAAGATTGCACATATAACTGATTTTAAATCAAATAACTGGGTTTATAATGTTCAACCAAAATACAATGTAGATACCATTGAATTGCAAGATGCCTCAGGCCCTACTTATGAGGTTGTTACTAAAGACTTTCATAGAATACGATTAAACGATACAATAACGGTTCAAACTGCAAATGCCACTCTAGATGGCACTTATGCTGTCACTGACGTTCTAAGTAATGTCAAAATAAGAATGCAGGGATCTGCTATAAGCGATCTCTCAGCAGTTGCTTCTATAACAAAGACTCTTGCAAAAGGAAACTCAGATGGAAGTGGTGTTAATGATAATCAACAGCATTTGAATGACTATACTGCTAATATTCAAAACATATACATGGATGAAGTTGGATATGCACACACTTTATCCAAAATAAAGAATTTAGTTGCGTCTAACTCCATACCCACTTATGGATCTAATCATAAATTAAATCCAAGCACTCAGAAAATACAATTATCTGGAACTTTCCTTGGTGGTCAGACAATTATTGGAATTACTACGGGTTCTAACGATCACAACTTCTTTAGTGGTGATGCTATTTACTATACACCACAAAAAGATGATGATGGAACAATTTCTAGCTTCCTTTTCAGTGAAGGGCTGTATTTTGTAGAAAGAGTAAATTTAAATGACATTAGATTAGCAAAATCTCGTTCAAACCTATATGATGGAAATTATCAAAAAGTATCTGAGTCAACTGTTACTGTTGAAATCACAAATAACACTTTTGAGAAGTATGAATTTCATAATAAGAAAATTTTACCTCAAAAACTGTTTAGAGAAATTGATATGCCAGTTTATGATGGTAAAAAGTATAAAACAAGAATCGGATATAATGGTGTTTTAATTAATGGTGTTGAAGTATTAAGTTATAAGTCTCAAGACCTTTGTTACTATGGTGATATTAAGTCTATAGACGTTACTGGTGGTGGAAGAAAGTATGATGTTATAAATCCACCTCAATTAGCGATTAATGACGGTGTAGGAGCAGGAGCTACTGGATACGTCGCAACTAGAGGTAGTTTGCAGGAGATAAGAGTTCAAGAGCCAGGTTTTGATTATGTTGATGTTCCAAAAGTATCAATAAGTGGTGGAAATGGAACTGGTGCTGTTGCAGAATGTAAAATGGTCACTGTTCCACATCAAGTGGTGTTTAATTCTGGTTCAGGATCTCAAACTATTGTTGTAACTGGGTCTGATGACTTTAATGTTGGATTTTTGACATATCATAAATTCAGAAATTACGAAAGAGTGGTATATGACACTTTTGGTGGAAAAGCATTATCTGGTTTAAGCACAGGAGCAATATATTACGTTAATACAGAAAATGTTGCTGGTTTAACAACTATATCAACATGGGTTGGATATGCAGGAACAAATTGGTATCCAGAAAAAACAGTTAGACTTCATAGAAACTTAGATGAGGCAGTTGCTGGTGTTAATACAATAGGATTCACTGCAGTAGGTGAAGGAAACCATCAATTAAGATCTTTGAACGGTAAATCACAGGTTGGTAGTATAAATGTATTAGAATCTGGTGAAGGATATGAGAATAAACTTAAAACTTGTGAACCAACTGGTATTAATACTGCACTTGATAGAATAACAATTAATAATCATGATTATAAGACAGGTGAGATTGTAACTTATACTGCTGATGCAAACGGAACA